CTACAGCCTTAATTTATAACCAATTTCATTTGTTTGGCTATCATAAGTAAAATATTCAATAAAACTCATTATTAAATTTCTTTTAGCTTCAACATCTTTTACTAAATCAATTGTATCTTTAAAAAGTTTATGACTTTCTAAAAGGATTTGTTGATTTTTATATTCATCTTCGCTATCAAACATAGATAAATTTATTTCATTTATTCTTTTATTAATATTTTCATTTTCAGATTTTATTTTTTTTATTTCAGCTTGGATAATAGTTAAGATATCAATATCATCAATTAAAGCTAGTTTTTTAACAAGGCCTTGAAGTAATTTATCATTTTCAACTAAAGTTTTATTTAAAGATGTTAATTCCCTTTTTAAAGTAGAATTATTATTTTTAGTTTTTTTAATATTAATAATTTCTTCTAAATTAATATTTTTACATAGTTCTATTACAAAGCTTTCAAGATCATCAGCATTAACCATCTTTGAATCACATCTAGTAGCAGCTCTATTTTTTAATTCACATCTATAGCTTCTGTAATATATTCCACGAGAAGTTCTACTCCAGGAACACATACTAGAGCCACATCTTGCACATTTTAGCATTCCACTAAGTAAAAATTTATTGCCAGTTGCTTTGCGTGGAGATGCTTTACGGCTTATTTCTTCTAAAATCTTTTGACAGTTTACCCATTCAGCACCTGGAATTATTCCTTGGTGTTTACCAGTGGCAACAATCCATTCATCAATAGGATTTTCTTTTTTTCCACTTTTTTTCTTATTATAAACCATTAGGCCAAGCTCTTTATTATCAATACAATTTAAAGTTGAATCTTTATCTTTAAAATATTTTATAGCTTCAGTATCAGAGCAACAATAAACTGGATTTTTTAATATTTGCAATACTGTATTTTTGCTAAAATCTCCTCCATTTTTACCTTTTATATGATTAGATACTAAATACCTTGCAACAGGAACAGTGCTCTTATATTGAGGATATAGATTAAATATAAGCTTTACAATTTCTAATTCATCATTAACAACTTCTAATTTATATAATTTTTTATTATTTTCAGTTATTTGAACTGATTTAAAACCAAGAGGAGAAATACCACCTAACCATCTACCAGTACGAGAGAGTTCAAGCATATTATCTTTTATTCTTTCAGCAATTGTTTCTCTTTCAATTTGAGCAAATGTAGCACTAATGTTAATCATAGCTCTACCCATTATAGTGCTGGTATCAAATTGTTCAGTTATACTTATAAAAGCAATGTTATTTTCTTCTAAGATTTTATAAGTAGAAGAGAAGTCAGCAACATTACGAGCAATTCTATCTAATCTATAACATATAAGAGTAGAAAATCTATTTAGTTTTGCATCATTAATCATTTTAGTAAACTGAGGTCTATTAATATTACCACCAGACCAGCCTTCATCTTCATATATAAGAAAATTAACATCTTCATTTGTTGTGTTTAAAAAATATTTTTTACAAAGTTCTATTTGATTAGAAATGGATTCTCCTTTTTTAGTTGCTTTTGATTTTCTTGCATAAATAGCAACATTCATTTATATCACCTCTCTATATTTCATTTATTTAAGGTAATGCTTAGCATTTTAATTTTTCTTTATTTTTTATTTCTTGCAATAATTTATTTAATATATGTATATTTTTATTCGATTTTATATATATGTTTTTATTATTTATTTTTATATAACTGATATTATCTAAGTAATTTAACTTTCTCATAATATCCCCCTTTTTTTATTGATGAACAAATGTTCTCATTTGTTGTATATTGTATAATATTATGAAATATATTTCAAGTAAAAAGAAATTTCTTAGTTAAAATTATACAAGTTTACATATTACTTTGGAATGTCTGAATACAGAATCGTTTTACAAAAAACGACAATATTTTTAATGAAGTAGAAAATAAAAAAAGAACCAAATGGTTTATTAACATTTAGTTCTTATTTTTCAGTATTTTTATTTCGCATATCGTCTATTAAAGCGTCAACGTTAAAGTGATACTTTTTTAATGTTTCAATCATTTCTTCAACTTCTTTAGGTGTTAGGTGATAAGGATAGTCTTCCATTCCAATTTCAATGTGTCCAAGCTCCTTATCAGTATATTCAATAATCTGAAGTGTTGGAGAATCTGTTCTACCAAGTAAATAATCAACTGATACATTAAAGTAATCACCTATTCTTTTTAACATATCACTATCTGGATTTCTTTTTCCGGTTTCATACATAGCTATTGTACTAGATGAAACACCTAAGTTTTTAGCTAATTCCTTTTGACTTATATTTTCTTTTTCTCTTAATGCTTTTATTCTTGTATCAATCATTACCTTTCACCTCTTAATTAAATAATATCACAAAAAGTGAATTCTTTTTCGAAAAATCACAAAAAGTGCTTGACTTCACAAAGTGTGAGTGGTAATATAAAATCACGGTATGTGAGAAGAATATCTTTTGAAATATAAACTTCACTAAATGTGATGATGATATTCTCAAGAGTTTTTAAATTTAATTAGAGAGGAGGGAATAAAGTTGGCAAGCATAATCAAAGGTTTAAGAATTTTAAGAGGATATACTCAAGAAGATGTTGCTAATGCAATAGGGATGACATCTAGGACTTATTGTAAAAAGGAATCAAATCCAGATTTATTTACTATAGGTGAACTTCGTAGATTATCATTTCTTTTAGAAGTCTCAGAAGAGACATTTTTCAAAAGTGAATTAATAGTTAATGTAAGTTAAGAGAGGTATCTAGTATGGAAACCATAGGTTCAATTTTAAAACAATGCAGACTTAACAAAGGATGGAATGGGAAAGAGTTGAGCTTAAAGAGTGGAGTAGCTAGAGGATATATAACTGAAATGGAAAATGGAAAGTATACAAATCCATCAATTGAAGTTGTATGTAAACTTTGTATGGCATTAGAAATTACTCCTAATGATTTAATACCTACTTATATGTATAAGAGGAATTAATAATATTGGAGAATACTTAGGTACATCAAATTTAAAAAGTGAATAGTATATATAAATAAAAATTATAGAGGTAAAAATATGGGGATAGGAACAGAAGTATTTACAATGCCAGGAAGTAAGTTTAAGGCAATTTGTTTAAATCCAGTTGAAGATCCAGAAAAGATAAAAGAAATTTCGCAAAGATACTATGAGGGTTTAGTTAATGCTTTAGAAATTACTTTTGGGGAAAACTGGGCAACGGAAGTTTTTAAACAAAGGGGATGGACACAAAAAGATTTTATAAAGGTAGGGGATAAGTATGAGTTGAGGCAGAAAAATGATAAAGATTGTTCTAATAAATAATATTTAAGAATAGGATAAGTAAGGCTGAAAAGCCTTTTAAAATTGTCAGATATGCGAAAAATGCTGTAGAAAAAAATATAATGGAGGAAAATAAAGTGGAAAATATTAAACATATACATAAAGATATTGTAGTAATAAAAAAAGATGGAGAATTAGTAGTAACAAGTAGACAAATTGCCGAAGATTTTGGAAAAAGACATAGTCATATTTGTGATACTATTAGAAATTTAACTGCCGAAAATTCGGAGGTTAAAAAAATGATGATAGAAAGCAAATTTGAACATAGAGGGAATGAATATACAGAGTATTTATTAACTAGAGATGGTTTTAGTTTACTGGTTATGGGATTTACAGGTTCAAGGGCATTAGAATGGAAGCTTAAGTATATAGAAGCATTTAATAAAATGGAACAAGCTATTAAAAATCCTTATGGACATTTAAGTAAAGAGGTACAAGCTATATTTGCATTAGATCATAAGCAACAACAATTAGAGGTAGAAGTTAAAGAACTTAAGGATGGTATGCCACTTTTTAATGTTGAATGTAAAGAGCTCCAGGCTTTAGTTAGAAAAAAAGGGATAGAAGTATTAGGTGGTAAAGGTAGTCAAGCTTATAAGAATAATAGCCTAAGAGGCAAGGTTTATGCAGATATTCAACATGAATTAAAGAGAGAATTTCAAGTTACCAGATACGAAGCTATCAAAAGGTGTCAGTTAATTAAAGCTAGAGAGATAATTGCAGATTATAAAGTACCTTTCATGCTTAAAGATGAAATTATAAGAGTTAATAATCAAATTAATTTTAAAGACGTGGTTTAAATGATAGGCAATAAAGTATGTACTGCAATACCATATAAAACGTTTAAAGAGAAGATATCTTTAACAAAGAAATATAAAGATAAACATATAGAAGTTTATAAAAATTATATATTAGTTATTTATTAGGAGGAATTAAAAATGAATAAATGTCCAAGATGTGAAAGTGAAATATTAAAAGAAGAATACAATTATTGTCCAATAGTGGAGCTCTTTTAGATTATGAGGTAAAAGACGCAACAGTGGAAGTATTAAAGTCTATGATGGCTAATTATATAGAACTAGAATGTAAAGATTCTGAAGATGAGAAAGGTAGAAAACTGGCAATAGGTACATTAGGTATTGCAATTACAGAATTAGAAAGAATTGCTCAAGAAGTTGAATAGGGGAATCTATGGAATGTTTAAATATATGGGGCATATGCACATTTGTAATGCCCCTAGTGTTAATAATTGCATCTATTTTAGATGGAGTAGACAAGCTAATAAAGAGAATTAGGAGGTAAGCATGAAAGAGTTAAGAGAAAAACTTCATAAAGCTATTGATGAGTATAGACTGACCGATGAAAGAACTGTTGCTATTAGCCAAGAGTTGGACAAGGTAGTTTGTTTGGAGCAGAGAAAGTTGAGGAGAATGAATGTTAAATGTGTGAATTAAGGAATTTAACAAGAAAAGAGAAAGAGTTTTGATAAATAATAATTGTGATCCAAAAGATTATTTATTTTTTGAAGAGCTAGAGGACATGATAGTTTTTTATCATGTATATTTTAAAAACTTATGGGTATTTAAAAAGGACTTACCTTAACAAGTTATTAAACAGGGTAAGTCCAAACCTAAAAATTCAATTATAAGTATAGCATAAAATATATAAAAATTATAGATAGTAGAAGGAGGAATGTAATAATGGCAGAAAGACGAATGTTTGCAAAAACAATTATAGATAGTGATATTTTTCTAGATATGCCCTTAAGTACACAAGCATTATATTTTCATCTTAGTATGAGGGCTGATGATGATGGATTCATAAATAATTCTAAGAAAATTCAAAGAATGATAGGATGTGGAGATGATGATTTAAAGTTATTAATAGCAAAGAAATTTTTACTACCTTTTGAATCAGGAGTTGTGGTAATTAAACATTGGAGAATTCATAATTATATTCAAAATGATAGATATACTGAAACAAATTATAAGTTTGAAAAATCTACGCTAAATATAGATGAAAATAAATCTTACACCTTAGAAGAAACTGGAAGAAAATTGATAAAAAATAAGATAATTAAGGTTAAAAATGAGTTGTATCCAAATTGTATACATGATGGATACGCTATGGATACACAGGATAGGATAGGTAAGGATAGGATAGGTAAGGATAGGATAGATAAGAACAACCTAGAAGAGATAACTGAGGATAGTTGTAGTAGTATAGAAAAAGACTTAGATGTATTTAAGCATTTTGAAAAGTGTGGCTTTATAGTAAATGCAATGTTAATGGAGCAAATATCTAGTGATATAGAAGTTTATAGCAAACAATGGTTAATAGATGCAGCAACCGAAGCTATGAATAGAGGGAAAATTAATAATTATAAATATGTTTTAGGAATATTACAAAATTGGTTATCAAAAGGAAGGAGTGAAAGTGATGGAAGTAGCAGAATTACTAGCAACAACAATAGGGAAAAGTCTGATGAATGGGTTGGATTATGATACTACTATAAAAGTTTGTGAAAAGTGTGGAGATCCAATTCAAAAAGATATTGTAATTCTAAATGTTCTTAGAAGAGTTCCTATAGTTTGTAGTTGTAGAAAGAAAGAGCTAGAGGAAAAAGCAATTGAAGATGAGAATAAGGAAAAGCAAATTAGATTAAATAGCATATTTAAAAATAGTTTAATGGATGAAAAATTTAAACAATGCACATTTGAAAATTGGAATCATGATATTGGTTCAGAAAAGATTTTTAACATATGTAGTAAATATGCTAGTAACTTTACTAAAGCTAAAGAAAACAATTTAGGTTTATTAATATACGGAGCACCTGGTAATGGGAAAACTCATGCAACTGCTTGTATAGCTAATTATTTAATGCTAAGAGGAACGCCGACAATTTGTGTAAGTATTAATAAAATGCTTGAAAGAATAAAGGAGACATATTCTTCTTATGGAAAAGAGGGAGAAGAAACTATACTAAAGAGCTTATCTAATGCAGATTTATTAATAATTGATGATTTAGGTACTGAACAAAAAAATGAGTGGTCAGCATCTAAAATATACAACATTATTGATAGCAGGTATAGAAATTCATTACCAACAATTATAACAACAAATATTAATATTAATGACTTGGAAAATATGTATCACAAAAGAACTTATGACAGGCTGATGGAAATGTGTACACCAGTAGTAAGTGATGGTAAGAGTATAAGAGCTCAAAAAGGTAAAGAAAAGTTTAATATATTAAGAGAAATTATAGGATAGTTTGCTATTAATGCTTTAGGGCATTTATATAAATAAAAAATATTAAAGAAAGGACCTTTGGACAGGCTATTAAAAGTAGTGGGGATTACAAATTTAGATATTGTTTTAAATGGTCCTTTAATAAATGATCTTTGAAAATTGAATAGTACGGTATTTAATAGAGGAATTGTCATAATTTATAATAATATTGTATAATAGGGTTATATTGGTATATAGAAAGGGTGATAATGATGGCAGGAGTAGTTTTAAGTGTAATTTTAATTATGGCATTAATTTTAGGTGTCTATATATTTGGAGTATATACTGCAAGTAGAGAAGATAGTGAAATGCACATAGAAAAAGAAAATAAAGATAAAAATGTTATTATAGAAATATTTTTTGAGGTAATATTATCATTTATAATTGTATTTTCATTTATGTTTTTATTTGAACTTATTGGGTTCAAACAAGAGCAAACAGGTATTGCAGTTTCTATTATAGTTGTTTTTACTATTATTTTTTGTACAAATAAAATTATTAATGAAATAAGAAAAATAAATAGATAGATTTCTAATAAACCAATTTAAACTTTTATGATTAAAAATTAAATATTAATAATTATACCGTATTATTCAAAAAGAATATGCGGTATTTTTTAGTGCGCAATTCAAAAAATATATGAAGATCAAATACAGTTTTTAAGAGAAGAGTTGAAGGGGCTAAAAAATAAAAATTAATCGAAAATAAAATACTCATAAATGAGTAATTATGTATAAAGGAGATAGAATGAGAGAAGAAAGACTAAAAGACATAAGAGAAAAATTACAATTATACCCAATAAGAACAATTAAAATAGAAGATATGAAACTTGAATTAGAAGAATTGGAGCTAGGAGAAACTTTAAAGTCACAGGGATATGAAGAAGCAGTACAATGTTCTCCAACATGCAAAAACAATGATGAATTAATTTATAAAAAAAATAGCTTAAAATCAAGAATAGCTTATTATGAAACGGTAAATAAGAGAGTTGATAATTGGCTAAATTTAATTAAAACTTTAAAAGCTAAAGAAGCTATTATATGTATATATATAAATAAAATGAGTAAAACACAAGCTGCTAAAAGGCTTGATAGATGTAGGAGACAAATAGATAATTTAGTAAGACAAGGTGAAGAAGAAATATATAATTCAATTTATAATAAGAGTGAAAATTTCCATAAAGTTTCTTAGAAATTTCCATAAAATTTCCGGAAAATTTCTCACAAATTTCTCAAAATACATGATATCCTAGTATTATAGAAAATATGGAAAGCGCTTAGAGAAGTTCTAAGTGCTTTTTTTTATTGAAAAAGAGGTGAGTGTATTGTGACAATAAGAGAAATATTAAAAGAAGCTCAACCAGATCATTATAGAAAGTTAGTTAAGAAGCACTCTAATAAAAAGCCTAAAAAACTAACTGAAAAAGAAATTAAAGAGTTGATGGGACATAGTTCATACAAAAGAGTTACTGGTGGAGCTATTAGACAAATAAGGTAGGTGAAAATATGTGAATACAGTTGAACCTATAAGAGAATATGATTTGATATTAGATATAGCTGATTACTTAAAAGATAAGAGAGAGCGTGATTATGTTCTATTTATGACAGGAATATATCTAGGTAGAAGAATATCAGACATATTACCATTTAGAGTAAGAGATATTAAAGATAGAGAGCATATATACATTGCAGAAGAAAAGACAGGAAAAGAAATAAAGATTGCAATTAACCAGGAGTTACAAGCAATATATAAAGATTATTGTAAAGATAAAAAAGCCTGGGAATATTTATTTAGAGGTACTGGAAGAAAGAAACCAATATCAAGACAGAGAGTATGGCAGATACTAAATGAAGCTGCAGACGAGTTTGAATATAAAGATAGAATTGGATGTCATTCATTAAGAAAGACATTTGGTTATTGGTTATATCAAAATACTCATGATGTAGTAGCTATACAAGAATTATTAAACCATGATGATCCTTCAATAACTAAAAGATATATAGGGATTAATCAGGACACAAAAGATAGTATGGTTAATGGGTTATCGTTCAAGAAGAAACGATAGCTTTTTTAATTTTTTTAGTTAATTATTTTACATAAAAGGTATGGCGTTAAATTGTAGGTAGAAAAATTAAGTGCTTATATTAGTAGAGAAATTGAAAAGAAAATTTAACAGAATATAGGTATATGTAAAATGTCAGACAATTAAGGAGTAAATATGGATGTAAATAGAATACTAGAGATACTATTGAGTGGTAAGTTAGATTTGTTCTATAAGTCTAAAGAGTGGATGTCTACTAGGTTAGATGCACTTAAGAGAGATAAGAATGAGTGTCAACATTGCAAGGCTGCAGGAAGAATGAGAAAGGCTGATTGTGTTCATCACATTAAACATCTTAAGGATAGACCAGACTTAGCGTTAGTATTATCCAATCTTGTAAGCTTATGTAATTCTTGTCATAATGTACAACATCCAGAGAAGCAACTAAAGACAAGAAAAAAGAAGGTAATAAATATAGAGGAACGTTGGTAGTGGGCGACTTTAGATACCCCCCCACTTAGAAAAACGACCTCAAAAGCGACTGCCATTCGTCGGGGTTTTACCTGGCAGTGGAGATTTTTTTCAAAAAAAGTGTTTGAGGGGGTAGCAACCTTTGGAGGTTGCAAGTTGCATAGAGTAATTAGGGGGTGAGATTTTGGGTGAATTAGACAAAAGGCAAACCTACGAAAAAGCTTATGACGACTATATTGCAGGCATGAAGTATAAAGATATAGCATCAAAGTATGATGTATCTGAAAATACAGTTAAATCATGGCGTAAAAGATATGGTTGGACCCGCAACTGCACACCAAAAAAGGAGTGCAATAAAACTAAGGTGCAAAGTAAAATTAATAAGCTTAGAGAAGATATAAAAGCGGATTTAGTTTTGCAATTTAAGGCGAGAGATTTTAACAGTATTACTTTTTTAGATTTGATAGATGATTATATGGAGTTTTGGGATATAAAAAACAGACTTATACAAGATATCAAAACAAGAGGAGTAAATGTAAAATGGCATAATGGAAAACAAGAAGGACTAAAAAAGAATGATTCAACAGGGGATCTTGTTAAAATTAATAACCAGATGTTAAAAATATTGGACCAATTAAATTTAGAAGCACCGCCACAAACTAAGGAAGATGAAGACGATGATATCTAATAATTATAAATATCATAGTTCTATTGATGAATATATTTTCTTAGTTAAATCTAATCAAGTTGAAACTAATGAAGATATTAAAAAAATGATATCTTTGGTAGAAGATAAGTTAATACAGCCAGATGTTTACTTAGATACTGAAAAAATAGATAAAGCTATTGAAAAAATTAATCAATACTTTGATTTTGACCTATTACCCTGGGAAAAGTTTATAGTAGGTTTAACTCATGCATATTATACTGATGGATCATTAGTATGGAATCAGTTTTTAATAATGTGTGGGCGTGGTGCTGGTAAGAATGGATTTATTGCAGCATTATCATTTTACTTTACTACCAGTTTTCATGGTATTAAAGAATATAATGTAGATATTGTTGCTAATAGTGAGAAGCAAGCAAAGACAAGCTTTGAGGATGTATATAATGTAATTGATGATAATAAGAAATTACAAAAGGCATTCAGATACACTAAAGAAGAAATAGTATTTAAAAAGACTAAATCATATATTAAGTACAATACTTCAAATGCAAAAACAAAAGATGGTTTAAGACCAGCATGTGTTGTATTTGATGAAATACATGAGTATGAAAAGTATGATACTTTAAAAGTATTTTTATCAGGACTTGGTAAGAAAAAGCATCCTAGAACATTCTATATTACTACTAATGGATATGTTAGAGGTGGTGTGCTTGATGATTATTTAGAAAAAGCAAAAGCAATTTTAAATAGAGAAAATACAACATCAAGAATATTACCTATTTTGTATCATTTAGATAATAAAGAAGAAGTTAAAAACGTTAAAATGTGGGAAAAAGCTAATCCAAGTATTAGATATTTTAATGATTTAAGAATTACTATGGAGCAAGAGTATGAAGAAGCTTTAACTCAACCTTCATTAATGATTGAGTTTATGACTAAAAGAATGAATTTACCAAGTCAAGAAAGCTATATGGTTATAGCTGAATGGGATAAGATAATGGCAACTAATCAACCAGTACCTGATTTAACTGGATGGAGTTGTATAGGTGCTATTGACTATGCAAGTATAAGAGATTTTGCAGGAGTAGGATTATTATTTAAGAATGGTAATAAAAGAATTTGGTTACATCATACATTCATATGTCATAAAGCTTTAGAGTTGCCAGGAAGGCAAATAAAGTTTGATATAGAATTAGCAAAAGAGAAGGGATTATGTACAGTTTTAAAAAGTGATTCAATTGATCCTAAGAAAATTGCAGAATGGTTTATAGAGCAATCAGAAAAATATAATATTTTAAATATATATGCAGATAGTTATAGAAAGTCTATTTTAAAAGATGCATTTAATGAGTATGGTTTACCACTAGAAACAGTTAGAAGTGGACCTATTACTCATGCACTTATACATCCACTTATGGAGAAGCTTTTTGCAGATGAAGATATTATATTTGGTGATGATCCTATGATGAGATGGTACACAAATAATGTGTATGTTGAAACTGATAAAAAAGGGAATAAAACATTTTTAAAGATAGAGCCAATCCTAAGGAAAACGGATGGCTTTTTTGCATTTATGCATGCATTATCTAAGGATGAAGAAATACCTCAATATTACCGACCTATGAATTTAGAGTGTTATTCATACTAGAAAGGAGGTGAATTAATGTGGTTTAGAGATTTCTTAGGTAAGTTTTTTACTACTAAAACTGATGTAGTTGTAGGAGAGACTTTAAAAGCTACTATATTTTTTAAAGAATTAGCAATACAAAATTGTATTAGAGCAATAGCCAATACTTTAGTAATGGCAGAATTTGAAACATTTGAAAATGGAGTAGAAATAAAAGGCCCTAATCATTATTTATTTAATGTAGAGCCTAATCCTAATCAAAATGCTGTAGAGTTTTGGTCAGAAGTAATTACAAGGTTAGTATATGATGATGAATGTCTAGTAATACAGCAAGGTGATTATTTATATCTAGCTAAATCTTTCAGTAAAATAGATTCAGCTTTTTATGAAGATACTTTTACAAATGTAGTTGTAAAAGACTTAGGATTAAAAAGAGGTTTTAAGTCTAGTGAGGTACTTTATTTTAAGTTGCATGATACAAAAGTAAAGAAAATAATCAATGGATTATTTATTGATTATGCACAACTTTTAGGAAGTGCAATGTCAGGATTTAAAAGAAACAATAGGAATAAAGGAATTTTAAGGGTTAAAACTTTAATCAATGAAAAAGATAGAGAGTTTTATGAGGACCTAATGAATGATAAGTTTAAAAAATTCTTTAATTCTGAAAATGCAGTATTACCATTGCAAGATGGATATTCATATGAGGAGTTAAAAGGGAATAATACAGGAGTTAAAGATAGTAGAGATATTAAAAATTTAATAAATGATATCTTTGAAATGGTTGCTAGTGGATTTAGTGTACCGCTGGGTATTGCTAAAGGTGATGTAGCTACAGTTGATGGAATAACTGATAATTTTTTAATGCAATGTATTAATCCAAAAGCAAAGCTTATAACAGCAGAACTTAATAGAAAATATTATGGGAAAGATGCTTACTTAAAAAAATCATATGTAAAAATGAATACTAGCAGAATAAGAAATGTTGATTTAGAAAAGATATCAAAGTCAGCAGAAGTATTATTTAGAATTGGTGTTAATGCTATTGATGATAACTTGAAGATGCTAGGAAGAGAGCCATTAAATACTAATTGGTCAAAAGAAAGGTATGTTACTAAGAATTATCAAAGTGTTGAAGCAATACAACAAGAAAAGTCATTGAAAGGAGGTGAGAAATGATGAAAGATATGGAACAAAGGTCAGTTAATTTAGAAATTAGATCATTAAATGAAGAGGAAAGAAAAATAGAAGGTTATGCTGCAGTATTTTCAGAAAACTACACTCAACTATCAGATAGATGGGGTGATAAATTCTATGAAAAAGTATCTCCTGGAGCATTTGCAAAGACTTTAAGAGAAAAGACTAATAACATCTTTATGTTAATAAACCATGACTGGAATAAGGTTGTAGGTAGAAGAGGTTCAAATTTAATCTTAGAAGAAGATTCAGTAGGATTAAGATTTGAATTAACAGTACCTAACACAACTGATGGTAATGATTTATTAGAGAATGTTAGAAATGGATTAATTCAGGGATGTTCATTTGGTTTTAAAATTACAAACCAAAGAACAAAGTGGGATGAATCTTACACTAATTTCTATAGAGATATTACAGAAGTTGATTTATTTGAAGTTACAGCAACTCCAATGCCAGCTTATGCAGATACTACAATATCAGCAAGAAGTGAATTATCTATAAGAGATTTAAGAGAAGAAGCAAAGCCTAAAGATCCAGAAGAAAGAAATGATAATAATAATGATGTATTAACAAGAAACGCTAATTTACTAGCGTCTTTTTTTATGCCAAAAAATAATTAAATTTAGGAGGACATTAAAATGCCAAAAATGAAGAATGCAGAATTAAGACAAGCAGAATTAAAAAATGAATTAGTAGAAGCTTTAAAAAGAAATGAAGAAGGTGCAGTAGCAGATGTGTTAGCAAGAATGGCTAATGAAATGCAATCAAACCTAGTAGATGAAGCTAGAAGTTCAGTAATGGGAGAAATTAATGATAGAAATATCTTAACTTCAAGAGGTGCAGCACAATTAACACAAGAAGAAAGATCATATTATGAGGAAGCAATTAGTAAAAGAGGATTTACTGATTTAGATGCAACATTACCTACTACAGTATTTGATAGAGTATTTGAAGATTTAGAGCAAAATCATCCATTACTTAAGGAAATTAAATTTGAAAATACAACAGCAACACAAGAATGGATAACTAGAAAGACAGATTGTGATGGAGCATGGTGGGGTACACTTACAGATACTATTAAGAAGGAATTAGAGCATGGATTTGAGAAAACAAAAACAGATTTATATAAGTTATCAGCTTATATGCCAGTATCAAAATCAATGCTTGATTTAGGTCCAGAATGGTTAGATAGATATGTAAGAACTGTACTATATGAAGCAATTGCAATTGCATTAGAATTAGCTATCATTGCTGGTACTGGTAAGGACCAACCAATAGGAATGATGAAAAATTTAAAAGGTTCAGTTGTTGAAGGCGTTTATCCAGATAAAGAACCAGTAGTATTACCTGATTTTAAGCCAGAAACGTTAGGGGCAAAAGTAATGGCGCCATTAACTAAAGATGGTAAAAGAGCAGTACCACAAGTATTAATTATAGTTAATCCAATTGATTACTGGGAAAAGATATTCCCATCTACAACAGTATTAACAGCAAATGGTAATTATGTATATGGAGTATTACCTATACCAGGTAAAATAATTCAATCAGTTGCTATGCCTAAGGGTAAAATGGTTGCTGGTATGGCTAAAGATTACTTTATGGGGGTAGGTTCAACTGGTAAGATTGAAAGTTCGGAACACTATAAATTCTTAGAAGATGAAACTACTTACTTATGCAAACAGTATGCAACTGGTAAGCCTAAGGATAATGATGCATTCATATTATATGATATTGCAGATTTTACACCGGTAATAGCTAGAGGAAGTGATGTAGTATCACCTATGGCAGCAAGATCAGTAGAAAGTCCAGTAGTAAATGAATTATTAGAAATGGTAAGAATTTTATCAGCACAAAATGCAGCAATATTAAAAGCAAATAGTGAAATACTAGCAAATATGTCTGCAACAGAAGAACCAGTAGAAGAATTAAAGGCTGCTAAGAAAACTAAATAATGATATTAGAAGAACTTAAGGCAAGACTTAGGATTACAGAGGATGAAGAGGATTTAGATCTTCTTCGTCCTATTCTTAAGAAGGGCATAGCAAAGATAAACAATATTGTTGGTGCTGATATAAATTATGAAGAAGATGAAGAAGCCAGAGAAATTCTTTTAGAGTATGGGAGGTATTCATACAATAATGCTGTAGAATACTTTGAAGAAAATTTCTCTAGTGATTTAATAAGGCTACAAATTAAATATTTGAGGTTACAAAATGATACCAATGAGCAATCAATTAAAAAAGAATTTGAGCAGATCCTTTAATACCAGGATTAAAATAAAAAGAATTTCTAAGAAAATAGTTAGTGGTAGATATGAAGAAGTAGAGGAAGATTATTTCTCATGTTGGTGTAATCCTAAAGATTTCTATGGAAAAGAATTATATGAAGCTATAAATATTAAATTCCAAAATGCATTAAATTTTGAAACTAGATATTGCAATAAAATCAGATTAATGAGAGAAGAAATGGTTAAAAAAGAAGCCAGATTTTACGTTGAATATGATAATTGTAAGTATGAAATTTTTTATATAGACTTTAAAAATAATTCTAAAGATATAGTAATGATTAAATCTAATGGAGTTACATAGTTATGTGGGTTAAGTTTGAAGGATTGGATGAACTTATAAAAGAGTTTGAGAGTGTTTCAAGCCAAAAAGAAATTGATAAGGCAAACGTAAAGATTATTAAAGAATGTGCTAAAGTTGTTGAAAAAAATCTTAAGCCAAAGGTTCATAGGAGTAAAGACCCAAAAAGAAGTGGTATTAAAGGATTGAAAACAGGACAACATGCTGCAGATAATATTGAAATTAGTAAAATTAAGAATACTAAAGGTATTAAATTTATTACTGTTGGGTGGGATCAATCAAAAAATGAACCTTATTCTTATATGCAATGGGAAGAATGGGGGAATACAACTAGAGAACCACACGCTGTTTTATATCCTACAATAGAAGCCAGTCAGGAAGAAATGAATAGGGTTGTAGAAGCAGAGTATAAGAATTTAATTAGAAATCTAAAGTAAGAGGTGAGTAAAGTGGATATTATTGAAGTTATAGCAAAGACATTAGAAAGTATATCATTAAGAGGTATTACAGTAGTTCAAGGTTGGTATGATGAAGATATTAACGATACTCACATAACTTTCTGTTTATTAAATGATGATATCAATAATATTTCAGATGATGAAGAGGAAGAGGTTTCATATATAGTACAAGTTGACATTTGGAGTAAAAAAGATGAATGGAAACTAAAAAAAGAAGTTAAAAAGTTAATGCTAAAAAATGATTTTGGGTATTATGGAGGACAAGATTTCTTTGAAACTGATACTAAAATACATCATAAGGCATTAAGATTTAAGTTTGTTGAGGAGGTAATTTAATATGTCAGAAGTAAAGAACATAGTTAGAAGTAGATTATGTGGTTTAAAAGATATATATGTAGCAGAGGTTACTGTAAATAATGGTACAACTTATACTACTGGAAAACCACAAAAATTAGCAAGAGCATTAAGTGCAAAGGTAACTGATAAGTTTACACAAGAAAAAGTATATAGTGATGATAATGTAGAGGAAATAGTTGAACAATATGAAGGGTCAGAAATAGATTTTTCTGTTAATACATTAGCCCCACAAGATTATGCAATGCTATTTGAAAATTTATATAAACATGGATTTTTATTAAAAGCTGCAGATGATGGAGCTAAAGAAATTGCTATAGGATGGAGAGCAAAAAAGAGAAATGGCAAATATGAATTTACATGGTACTATTGTGGCAAGTTAGAAAGACCAGATATGAATTATGAAACACAAGAAGATAAGGTTAAAACACAAACAGCAGGATTAAAAGGAAGTTTTTATGCTAGAACTAAAGAAGATACTATAGATGGTAAGAAGAAAAATTTATATGCTATTCAAGTTGATGAATCAAACCTTTTAGAAGCCGATACTACTGCATCAGAAGCAATTGCAGATTGGTTTGCTAAAGTTCAAGAATATTCATCCCCTGAATAATAAAAAAATAAAATAATTATTCTAGGGCAATAAGCCCTAGTTTTTAGTTTTGGAGGGTTATTATGAAAATTACACTAGAAATTATTGAAAATGAAGAAGTTAAAGAAAAGGAATTTTCACCAGTTAGGATGAGAGGAAGACATTTTAAAAGAATGTTAGAAATTCAGGATGTAATGAATGAAGCTTCTGAAAAGGAAGTTTATACTCAAGAGCATTATGATTTAATGTGCGAGTACATTTGTGAAATGTATGGAGATAAGTTTACAGTAGATCAGTTATTAGATGGTATGGATTTAGAAGATGTATATCCTACATTTATTAAGTTAAATGAACACATAGGAAACAAGACAGCTAAGAAAATGGATAATTTAATAAAAAAATAAAAGGCGGGAGCATAGAGAAAGAAGCTTCCGCCTTTGATGATTATGACATGGAAAATGGCTATGAAGATGAAGAAATAGAAAGCAATAAGTATGTTGATATATTATTTTATCTTTTCAGATATGCAATGAGAGTTCATAAAATGAGTTATCAAAATTGTATGGAGATGGACATGATAGATTACATTGATTTCTTAGAGTTCGACATGGTTAGAAGTCCTATGGAGAATGAAACTCCTGATTTTTCAATGTAGGAGGTGAAATATGGCTGGAACTAATATACGAATAGGTGCTAATAGTTCAGAATTTCAAAAGCAAATGAATGAAGTAACTAGACAATTAAGATTAGTAAGTTCAGAATGTGGAGTAGCTTCACAAAAAGCAAAATTATTTGGAACTGCTCAAGAACAATTAGGGGTTAAGCAAAAAGAGTTAACAGCTAAGATTAAGGCTCAAACACAAATGATGAAGATTCATCAAGAAAGAATTTTAAATATAAATGCTACTATTGATAAGCAAAAGATAAAACAATCTGAATTATCTAAGAAAATTGAAGAAGTATCTAAAAAGCATGAAGAAAGTATTAAATTAACAGGAAGAAGTAGCGAAGAAGCTAAGAAGTTAGGAGATGAGCTACAAAAACTAAAAGAAGATTATGCTAAGAATGAAAGAGCAATAGAAAGTAGTAAAAATGAACTTGTTAATGCTACTACTAAAATGAATAATACTGAAAAGGCTATGCTACAAAATCAAAAAGCTTTAGAAGATGTAAATAAAGAAATTTCTAATAGCAAAATTGATAAGTTAGCAGAAAACTTTGATAAAGTATCAGAAGCTAGTGGAAAAGCTAGTGATAAATTAAAACCAGTATCAACAGCTATAGCAGGACTTGGTACAGCTAGTGTTGCAGCAAGTATTACATTTGAGGACAGTATGGCAAAGGTTAGCACCATAGCAGATGAAACAGAAGTAAGTTATGATAGTATGAAAAAATCTATCATAGATTTATCTAATCAAACTGGAATAAGTGCTAATGATATTGCTGATAATGTTTATAATGCAATATCTGCAGGTCAATCTACTGGTGATGCAGTTAGTTTTGTAACCAATTCAACTAAGTTAGCAAAAGCAGGATTTGCAGAAGCAGGACAATCATTAGATGTATTAACTACTATAATGAATGCTTATGGGTTAGAAGCAGATCGGGTTGGAATGGTATCAGATACTTTAGTACAAATTCAGAATAAAGGTAAAACTACCGTTGCTGAATTATCTGCAACAATGGGTAAAATAATACCTACTGCAAATAGCATGGGGGTATCATTGGACCAATTAGGAGCAGGATATGCGCTTATGACTTCTAAGGGTATTGCAACAGCAGAAACTACTACATATATGAATAGTTTATTAAATGAGTTAGGAAAGAGTGGTACAAAAGCTAGTGAAGCTTTAAAGAAAGGTACTGGAAAGACTTTTCAGGAGTTAACAGTAGGGGGATATCCTTTAGGGGATGTTCTTGTAATGCTGGAAAAAGAAGCTAAAAAGAGCGGTGTTAGTTTAGCAGATATGTTTGGAAGTGCAGAAGCTGGTAAAGCTGCATTAGTATTAGCAACAGATTCAGGAGAGGCATTTAATTCACTACTTGAAGATATGGAGAATAGCTTAGGAGCAACAGATGCAGCATTTGAAAAAGTTAATAATACTACTGGAAATAAGTTAAAACAATCTTTAAATGAGGTTAAGAATAGTGCTATTAATATGGGTGATACATTAGCACCAATAACGAGCATGGTTGCAGAAGGATTTAGCAAAATAACAGGAATGTTAAGTAGTTTAAGTTCGGAGCAATTAAAAACTATAGCTGTAATTGGCGCAGGAGTAGTTGCTTTAAACTTAGTATTAGGAGCAGTTAGTAAAGTAACAAATAGTATTAGTTCTGTTGTTAAAGGAATAGAGTCTATAAAAACTGCATTTAATTCATTAAAAAAAATTGGGTTAGCTGTTAAGGCTTTTGCATTAGCTAATCCAGCTACAATAATAATAGCAGGAATAGTAGCCTTAATTGCAACAATAGTGCTTTTATGGAATAAGTGCGAATGGTTTAGAGAACTTTGTTATTCATTATTTGAAGGTTTAAAACAAGCTTGGAATGCAACAGTACAATTCTTTAAAAGTTGTTGGGATTGGTTTGTAGGGTTATGGAATGCAGCAGTAGAAGGTGTAAAAAACATATGGCAAGGCATTTGTGATTTCTTTAAGCTTATATGGCAAGGTGTATGCGCATACTTTGAATTTGTATGGAATGTATGGAAAACTGCATTTGAAGTTGTTGTTAATGTAATAATGGCTATATGGCAAGGGATTTGCAATGCAATACAATTTGCATGGCAAGTTATAGTTGATTTTATAAAGCTAGTATGGGAAGGTTGGAAAAATATATTTCAATCAGTAGGTAATATAATACAAGGAATATGGCAAGGTTTATGCAATACAATAAAATCAATATGGGAAGGAATAGTTAATACTATAAAATCTTTATGGAATGGATTTAAGAACATATTTGAAAGTGTAGGTAATTCTATAAGGTCAGTATGGAATGGATTAACTAGCATGATAAGTTCCGTATGGAATGGGGTTGTAAATGGTGTAAAAAGTGCATGGAATGGAATAATATCACCATTTCAAAGTGTTGTTAATTCAATTAAGAACATATGGGATGGGATTAAATCAATGTTTAAATTACCTCATTTCAGCATAACAGGGAAGTTTAGTTTATCACCGCCTTCAATTCCTAAGGTATCTGTAGATTGGTATTACAATGGAGGTATCTTTAAATCACCAACTGTATTAGGTGGGGTAGGTGTCGGAGATGCATTCAATGGTCAAGGATCTAATGCAGAAGCAGTAGTACCACTTGATGAAATGTATAGAAATATAGATAATATAATTTTAAATAGAACCAATCAACTAATTAATAGTAATAATAATAGCAATACTAATCCAATAGTAGTTCAAAGTATTTTAAACAGTAAAGTAATTGCAGAATCTATTGCTGGAGAATCAGATAGTGTAAACGGAAAGAGGTTATCACTTTACAAAAGGGGGCTAACTCTATGAAAAATGAGCTAATAATAGATAATAAAGGGACTTATTCTCATTTTGGGATAACAATAAGAAGCAAAGAAATAGGCATTCCTCAAAAAAATAAAATTAAACAAAGTGTACCTTATATGAATGGAACATATGACTTTTCATTATTATACTCTGAACAAACATATTCAGAAAGAGAATTGGTTTACATTTTTAATATTATTGGAGCAAATAAAGAAGAAATGAATATTAAAAAAATTGAATTTTTAAACTGGATAATGGATAAGAGGAAACAAAAATTAATAGATAACTCAATTAATGCGTTTTATTTTTTGGCCGAAGCTAAAGAAGCTTCTTTTACTGAAAGCAGAAGGCATGGAGAATTAACTGTAAAATTTTCTGCTTATCCATTTAAAATTTCTACTTTGCAAGATGGCCATGATATTTGGGATAATTTTAATTTTGAGTTAGATATGGTCCAAGAAACTAAATTTGAAATTGAAAATATTAAAAATATACAATTATATAACAATGGAGCTATAGGTATTAATCCAATTGTTATATGCAGTAATGATATGGAGATAATAAAAGGTACTACTACTTTTAAGTTTAAAGCTGGAGAATCTAAATCCTGGAGTTTTAAGTTGGATAAAGGATTAAATAATTTAACTATTAAAGGAACTGGGGCAATAGAATTTAAATGGTATAAGGAGGTGCTTTAGTATGTATGAGGTTAAAATAATTAATAATGGGATTGAAACAATTATTAATGCAGTAAGTACAAGCTCTGAAGCACCACGTATTACTGGACAATGCAAATTTGGAATAAATACAATTGACAGTTTCTCTTTTGTTATATTCCCTAATAATCAAGGGTATAATTTACTTAAAGATTTAAAGACCTTAATAGAAATTAAAAATATTAGAACAAATGAAATTAAATTTAAAGGTAGAGTATTAATTCAAACTCCTGATATGAGTTCTAGTGGTTTATTAAGTAAATCTGTAGTATGTGAAAGCGAACTAGGATATTTGATGGATTCTGTTCAAGAATATGGAGAATATCATAATATTACTGTTCGTAGCTTTTTAGAATTAATTATAGACAATCATAATAAGCAGGTAAGTGAAGATAAATACTTTACTGTTGGTATAGTTGATGTTGTTGATAATAACGATAGCCTATATAGGTATTTAGGGTATGATAAGACATTAGATACTATAAAGGATAAGTTGATTGATAGACTTGGTGGAGAATTAAGAATAAGGTACGAAGATGGTATAAGATATTTAGATTATGTACAAGCTATAGGTGGTAAAAAAGATACTGAAATAGTATTAGCAAAAAATCTTGTTACTATAGAGCAGGAACGTGATCCATCTGATGTTATTACTAGATTGATACCATTAGGAGCCAAAGTAGAGGATAGTGATGAAAGGTTAACAATATCTAGTATTAATAATAGTATTAATTATATTGATGATGAAGAAGCTATATCTAAATTTGGAATAATAGTTGATACAGTTATTTATGATGATGTGAATATAGTAGAAAATTTGCTAAGAAAAGGCAAAGAGTATTTAAAGGAAAATAAAATTAAAAAGAAACATAAAGTAACAGCTTTAGATCTTAGCACTATAGGACTAGATATTCATTCTTTTGAAGTTGGAAATACTTATCGAGTTATAAATCCCTTGATGAATATTGATGAGGATTTAAAAGTTATAGAAAAAACTTTAGATATAAATTCTCCTCAAAGTTCTTCACTTTCTATTGGGGATAAATTTGAGGATATAAAGGATTATCAATTAGATACTATAGCAACTGCAAAGGAGGTTAAAACAGTTAAAGAAACTGTTCAAACTACAGTGATTGCATTAAATTCTGTATCCGTGGAATTAAATAATACAGTTGAAATATTAAATAATACAAATGAAAATATGGGGAATTTAAATGAGATTGTAAAAGCTAATGTAGATGCTACAAATGCAATTGCTAATACTTTAGTTTCTATTAATAATAAGTTAGATAAATTAACTAGAAGAATTAATATGGAGGTATAGAATGGAGGAAAAGAGATTAGTAGCTAAAACATTATCTGATAGTGAAGAATCTTTATATAACAATTCTGCTGGAGCTATAGTTAAAACTATATTGTTGCATAATTCAAATAGTGAGGAAAAGGAAGTAACGCTAAAGTTAGATAGTGTTACTTTTTTATTTACTCTTAATTCTAAAGAAACAAAAATTTTAAGCACTCCAATTGTTACTAATTCAATAGTGGCAAAGGGAAGTGCAATAAATATTCATATATCAGGAATACAACTATAGGAGGTAATTATGAGTATACAAAATTATTTAAATCAAATAAAAAATGCTGTATTTGGAAAAGATGTTAGGGAATCAATACATGATGCAATAAAGCAATGTTATGATGATGCTGCAGTAAATCATAATAACGCTAATATGGAAGTTAAACTTGCCAGAGGAACACATGAAACATTAAATGATAGAATAACTGAAAATGAGAAAAATCAAGAAAATTTAAGTTCGCAATTGGATTCTAAGGCGAATAATTTAGATTTAGAGGTACAAAAGGTAAGGATAGATAATCTAATTACTAACAATAATCCTACGGACGGTAATAGTGAATTAATAGATATACGAGTAGGCAGAAATGGCGACGTATATACAAGTGCTGGTGAAGCAGTAAGAAATGAATTAGATAAACTATATAACACTACCCTTAGTTTAGATATTTTGTCTAAAAATATTAATAACGAAGATTTTTTGATTGACAGAACTTACATTGATATAAATAATGGAAATTTAGTGAAAGAAAATAAAGAAAGTTGGGTTACAACTTTTCCAATTAACTGTTCGTCTATGGATTTTATAACAATCTCTAATTATGAAATACAAGACATAAGATATAGAACTTTAACTAAAGATTTACAACTGTTAACATATAGTAAATATTCTAGTGGTAATGCAATTAACGTCTCAAATGCCTTTTTTATTCAAGTATGTTATCCAGTTTCCGAAAAGGGAAAAATAATGATTGAAAGAGGGCAAAATAAATCTAATTATAAAGCATTTAAAAAGATAGATGTTTTTAACGAATTAGAGAAATTATTTGATTACGAAATTAAATTAGAATTTAAACAATATAGTGGTATAAAAGGTAATGGTTACATCTGGACAAATAGAGTTGAAAGTGAAAAAGATAGTTATAGTACAAGTCCTATAATAGTTACCCCAGGCGAAAAATATAGGATTGAAAATATAAATAGAATGAGTTATTTCTATGATGAAAACATGAGGGCAATAAAAAGAATAGAATTTGACGAATTTTCAACATTCGAAGTAGAGGAAAATGTAAAGTATATTGCATTTTCATGCTATTGTAAAGATGTATCTCTTTCGAGAATGAAACTGTACAGGCTAGGTAGCGTTAATGAAGAAGTTTTAACTTCTAAAAAATCTAACAATGCGTATAACAACTCACATAAGATAATAAGTAAATTATACCCTAGAATACAGCCTATTTTTGGTCAAAGAAACAATGTGTATAATATACCTCCTATAGGAAGCATAATAAATAGAAATTCTATCCTAGATGTTACAGATGGGCATTTTCTAATAGAAAACAGTAATAAAAAAATAGGTACAAAGATAAAAAGGGCAACATATTGTTTTAGACAACCCGATAATGATTTTTTTAAAGACCCTGAAATACACTGTGAAAATGGTAAATATTATATGTTTGCTACAGGAATAGATGCTAATAAAAAGTGGGAAATACAATATGCTACTGCTGACAAGATAGATGGTAATTGGACTTATGGGGGAACTTGTTTAACACGTGAGGGGTGTAGTCCTTTGTTAACCAACAGTAACCTATGGGCGCCGACATTAATAAAAAAGGACAATCTATGGTATATGTTTATTACAGATGGACGTAATTCATTTTTAGCAACATCATCAACGCTAAATGGAGAGTTGACATGGAACACAAATGTTTGCTTTATGGCATTTGATGGTCATGTTATACATGAAAATGGTATGTATTACATGATCCGAACAACTGGAAGTACGATTAGATATAAAACAAGTAAAGATTTGTTAACTTGGAGTACAGAGTCCGTTATCATGCTTAATACTAACAATTACGATTGGTGTGAGGAATGGACTGAAGCACCTTTTATATTTAAGTATGATAATACTTACTATTGTTTCTATGGTTCTGCTGATAGTGGGGATAAACAAAGATTAGGAGTAGCAGTTTCTAGTTCACTAGATGGGGAATGGGTAGATTTAGGTGAAATAAATATTATAGTCCCAGAATCTTCAAAGAATGTTTTGGCTCACCCTTGTGTATTACGTGATAATGGTATTTTTTATCTATATTTCTGTGGTACAAGTGCGAAGAAAACTTCGACTATCCAAGGTGGAGCAGAAAATTTTAGAATGTTTAGATACAAGAGCAATGATTTGATAAATTGGACACCAGTTGACTATGAAACAAATTTAAAACCAAATACAAAAGAATTAGTATATCTAAATACGTATGGTGAGTTAGAATTTACGACCGAGGTTCAAAATCCTTCTCAATATCAAGTTGCTTATATAGAAACAGATTCAAATTCCAAGATAATTGAAATTAAAAATTTGTTACCTTATTTGGAAGGAGATAATAAAGTCAAGAATGGATACTTTGATAATAATTTAGATAACTGGCTAATATCTAATAATAACTCAACTAACCCATCAATATATACTGGGACTATATCAGCTTCCATTAGCACCGATATTGTCCAAAAAGGATTGGATAATTCTTGCATACTTACAAGTAATACGAGAGCGTATGGTGGCATAAAGCAAACGATAAAAGACAACAGTTTTAACGTTGGGGATTATATAGCTATAAAATGTTATTTAAAAAATAAAAATTGTAGTAAAGTAAAACTTATAACTAATATTAAATGTAGAACAACAAATGATATAATATTCTCTTCAACAAATGAAATAAACGAGTTTGATGGATGGACACCATTAACATCTGTTTTAAAAATTCCTAACAGAAACAACACGACAATATATTTTGGTAAATATTCAATTGAAGTATTGATACTATGTGATATTGACAATGGACAACAATTAAATATAAGTGATGTGCAAGTAGTTAAAATTAACAAACAGTTAGTTAATTAGTAATCATTGTACACTAATGCGAAATGTTGGTGGTTTTGTTAATGCTTTAAGAGTTGATAATGGTAACGCAATCGGTAAATTAAGTGGTAGTATAGATTTAAATATGTGCAGCAATGGAAATAATATTGCACAATTAAATGCTCCACAAATGATATGGCAATACCCATCACTACCTAGTGGTGTATCTAATTTTAACGGTAGTTTTTCACAATGTCGTTATGGTAAAGATATGAACGGGAAAGTTGTTATTGAGGGATTAATTAAAGGTTGCACCAATGATATGGATTTATTTACTTTACCAGTTGGCTTCCATCCAAAATACCATAAGTATTTTGCTATACTATCAAATGATGGAAGTAACTTAAATGCTGGTTCAATAATAATTAACTCTAATGGAGTTGTCAGACTTGATAAAAATATTGGAAGTGCTTTTATATCTATTGAGTGTTGTTTTATGGGAGAGCAGTAACTCACTATTTGGATATATAGAAATGGTGATATAAAATTAATTGATAATGTTGGAGATGGTTTTATATCAATAAATATAAAATATCAGGCTGATGGATAAATGAAGCAGATAAAATGTAAAAAGATGGTTATTTTATAAAATAAACTAAAAAAATTGTGATGTTTGGTATAATATGATATTATATCAATTGAATTCAAGTTGTAGGAGGATAATAAAATAATGCAAAGAAATTTTAATCTTGATTTATTGAAAATTTTAGCATGTTTTTCGGTTGTTGTTTTACATGTAACAGGAAGAGTTGTTTTCGTTAATAATAACTATACTTTAAGCCATTTTTTCTATTATGCAGCATGTATTGCAGTTCCAATATTTTTTATGGTAAATGGATATTTATTATTAAATAAAAATGAAATTACATATAAATATATTTGGAAAAAAATATCTAACATATTAATAGTAGTTTTTAGTTGGAACTTAATAATTTTAATAGGAAAACTTATTATTAAAAGAGAGTTTAATAATCCAATTTATTCGGTAGTTGAAAATTTAATTCAAAGAGGATATTTTTGGCAATTTTGGTTTTTTGGATCACTAATTATAATATATTTATTTGTTCCTATATTAAATAAATATTTTAAGAATGTAAAAAGCGCTGTCTTATTAACTTGTATGTTTATTGGAATAAGTTTGGTAATTGATTTAATTAGTATATTTAGGAGTTTAAATGGAGATTCTATAGTTCAGATTAATGTAATACAAACCTTTAGATTATGGACATGGCTTGCTTATTATTTGTTAGGTGGGCTTTTAGGGAATACATTAGTAAAAAATAAGATTCTAAATTTTTTTAATGTGAAATGGAATTGGGCTATATTAATTTCATCATTAACAATTTCTAATATTTATCAATATAATATGGCTAAGTTATACAATGCAGTTAATGCAGAATATTTTTATGATAATATATTAACTTTTGTATATGTTATTAGCTTATTTATTTTAGTTTTAAGGTTTAATTTTAAAAGTTTAAACAGGTTTATACTACTTATTAGCTCTAATATGATAGGAATCTATATATTACATGCTACTGTAATTAAAGTATTATCAAAATTAATTAGCTTTGATAAACCTTTATTAAATACAATTATTATTTTTATTGTGTTTATATCATCATTACTATGTAGCTGGATAATATCTAAAATACCAATTGTTAAAAAGTTAATATCATTATAAGAATTAATAGGATGGGGATGTCGCATTAAGAATAAATAATACAATATATTGTGTTGATTTTTAATTATCAAAACAATATATTGTATATAAAATTTTTAGTGCGACAGCCCCATTCTTTGCTTTATATATACTTAATTCGCAATTGATTTATATTGTTCGTAAAATCAACTAAAAAAGATAAGCAAGAAGTTAGAGTAAAACCTAGCTTCTTTTTTATATTTAAAATTCCAAGTGATTGGAGAAAAGAAGGTGAAGCATGGCAGAAGAAAATATTCTTTATGAAATTAAAGAAAGTATAGCAGAAATAAAATCAACATTAAAAAGCAATGCTGAAAATACTGACTTAAAATTTCAACTACAAGAAGAAAAAATTAAAGTAGCAAATAATAGAATATCTGACTTAGAAAATTCTAATACATGGCTATGGAGAGCGATTGCTGGTGCTTTAATAAGTACAGTAATTGCCTTTTTAATAAATTTTAAATAAAGGAGTGAGTTAATCATGGAAAATTTAATGACTTTTATACCTGAATTTTTAATTATTGTTATTGTTGCGACGTATGTAGTAGGTGTATTTCTTAAAAAGCTAGAAACTGTACCAGATAAGTTTATAACTTCATTATTAATGTTATTCTCAATTACTATAGCTGTATTATTAAATATTATAAATACTCAATACAAAGTAGCTTTAGATACTATTGTTAATGGAGTTTTATACGGAATACTTTGTTGGGGAGTAGCTGTTGGAGTAAATCAAACATACAAGCAATTAAATAAATCAGAATAATTTTGAGGGCCAATAGGCTCTCTTTTAATTTATAAAAATATATAATAAAGGAAAGTGATTTAAATGAGTAAAATAGTAAGAATGATTTCAATTTATAACTACGGATCTAGGGGCGGCAACTCAATAAAATATATAGTTCTTCATTACACAGGAAATAAAGGAGATACTGCTAAAGATAACGGAACTTATTTTTGTGGTGGCAATAGAGGTGCTAGTGCTCATTATTTTGTTGATGATAATGAAATAATACAAGTAGTAGAAGAATATAATGCAGCTTGGTCAGTTGGTGACGGTAAAGGAAAATACAATATAACAAATCAAAATTCTATATCTATAGAAATGTGCTGCAATTCAGATGGTAAAGTTTCTGAAAAAACAGAAGCTAATGCGTTAGAATTAGTTAAGAGTTTAATGGATAAATATAATATATCTATCAATAATGTAGTAAGACACTATGATGCTAGTAGAAAGATATGTCCAAACTGGTCAGATGATAATTGGCAAAGATGGAGTAACTTTAAGTCTAAATTAGCAGGAGAAACAGTAGTTAATATTCCTATAACTACTACACCAGTTGAAACTTCAATAAATGATTTGGTCATAAAAAGCAAGGAATATGTAGGAGATAGATGTAAAGAACTTCAAAATTTATTAATATCATTAGGGTATGACTGTGGTGGATATGGAGCAGATGGAAAATTTGGCAAGGGAACTTACGACAGTTTAATTCAATTCCAAAAAGACTATGGGTTAGTATCAGATGGTTTAGCTGGTACTAAGACATTTGCAAAGCTAGATGAAGTAATTGCTAGTAAATGTATTTCAAATGTTAATACTGGAGATGATTGGATTAGAAGATTACAAAACGAATGTAATGTTCAAGGTTTTTCAAGTCAAAAAGTAGATGGCATAGCTGGACCAGCAACATTAGTTGGATGTCCTACACTTAGAAAAGGTGCAAGTGGTAATATAACTAAACTATTACAAGAAAAACTTGTTACATTAGGATATTCTACTAACGGGGTAGATGGAATCTTTGGTAGTGGCACTTATTCTGCTGTAAGAGAATTTCAAAAGACTAGAGGTTTATCAGTTGATGGAATTGTAGGTCAAAATACTTGGAGAAAATTATTGAATTTATAACTATGAAATACTAGATATTTATTTAATTGAGTATCTAGCATTTTTTATTATATTACACTTGCATTTATAAATAGAATTATAAAGATATACGAGTATATTTAAACGCCTAAAAAGTTTGTATTGTATTTCGTTTTGAAATGTTTTACAATTTAAATGGAGAAAAGGTGGATGATATCGTGGGTAGAGTTATAAAAGAAAATCCATTTATGTTTACTACATTAGATAAACCTTATGAAATTTATGGAAGAGAAGATCAGATAATAAATATCATTAGATGTTTAGAAGGTATTATGGAACAGAAATCATTTAATATTTTCATAGTAGGAGCAGATAAGAGTGGAAAAACAAGTTTTTTGAAATTGATAAAACTATTAGGCGGAGAAGAAGATTTAGATGCAATAAATTTTTATGAAAAAACATTAGATAGTAAATACATGGAATTTAATTTTAGTTCATACTATTTTGATTGCAGTAGAGTAAAGAGTGTTGAGGATTTAATTATAAAACTTAATATTAACAATAGATATAAATTTACTGATATAAAAGCTAAATTAACATCTAAGTTCGCAGAAGTTCAAGGGAAAATTGATAAAGTGGAATTACCTCTAGAAAATAAACTTAAAGATAAGATACGTATATTAATTAATAAAGGAAAGAAACCTCTTGTTTTATTATTTGATAATGTATATGATTTACTAATAAAAGAAGAAGCTGCAGATTTAATCAAAACTGCAGTTAGTGAATTACAGTTTGAGAATAAAATGAAAGTATCTTTTGTATTTTCATGTTCTAATTTAGAATATGAGCAGTTACAGAATAGATTTGATGATGAAGTTGTCAAAATAAATATATATAATAGAGAAGGTATTAAAAAGGGGATTAAGAGGATATTGATTAAAGAAAATATTAATTTAAATGATCAATATATTGACTTTGTAATTAATAAATTTAATTGTGATGTAAGAGTTATTATGAACTTTTTTAAAGAGATAGAAAAAGAGAATAGATTTAACAAAATAGATTTAGGCATATACGACATATATAATAATTATGTAATAAATAATTCAAGTAATTATAAGGTTATAGTAGAAGGTTTAGATTATAATTATAAGAAGATAATTAAATATTTATTAAATAATGTATATTTAGAGTTTGAAGAGTGTAAGATGTTATTAAACACTCATGATGAAAGTAAAATAAAAACTATAGTATATAATTTAGAAGATAAAGGTATTATATCAGTATTAAAAGGCCTAAAATTAGAAATAAGAAGTGAATTTGTTAAAGAATGTTTAAGTAGATAGGAGATCTATTAATTAGAATTTTTGGAGGTATAGCTATGGAAGTAAGCAATAATATAGAGTTGATTGATAACATTAATTCTAATACTGAAATTAAGTTAAAAAGTGCAGATTATAATATTTCAAATTTAATCTTAGAGAATGATGATAATGTATATTACAATGAAGTTTTTGATGGGAAGGAGCTTATAGTAAAAAATATTACGAATTTAAAACTTATAGGTGAAGGTGATAATGTTAATATTTTAGCTGACCCAAGATATGCAAATGTAATTACATTTATAGGATGTACCAATATCGAAATCTCTAATCTCTTTTTGGGGCATATAGCAAGAGATGGAGGCTGTACAGGGGGAGTATTAAAGTTTATAAATTGCGCTAATATTAATATTTCAAATTGTAATTTGTTTGGATGTGGCAGAATTGGAATAGAGACTTTAGGGTGTATGGATTTTAATATAAGTTCAACTAATATATATGAATGTAGTGAAGGAATTTTATCATTAACTGATACTATGCAAGTAGCATTTAATGAATGTAACTTTTATGAAAATAAAGGGCAAGAGTTTTTCAAAATTCAAGGATGTAAGAACATAAAGTTTAAAGAATGTAATATATATAATAATTTTATAGAGTATGAATGGGGAGGAAATCTATTTGATATTATAGATGCTGTTGTGGTGTTTAATGAAACAACAATTGAAAATAATATAGTAAATTCGATTTCTAATAAAAGGAATGAAAAGGTATTTGAAAATATTAAATTAACAAATAATATATTCAAAAGTGGAGAAATTTTTTCAAATAAAATAAAAAATAAATCTGAAGAAATTATTGAAGAAAATCTAGATAATGGATATAAATTAGTTTATGGAGATGAAAGCGAAATAAAATTAATAAAAGAAATTTCAATTGATACATTAGCTTGTAAGCCAAAGGTATCTCCAAATAAATCAAGATTAATATATATTTCTCCTTATGAATGGGAAGTATTGGGTGATCTATATTTATGCAATTTAAGTGGAGAAAATACTAAAAGCGAAGTCATTTTATCTGCTAAAAAGGTAAGTGAAATTGTTGCTCCTATGCAAAAAATTAAAGTTGCTAAGTGGAAAAATAATGATGAATTATATTTAATTATAGGTCAAGGGTATGGTACAGTTTCTGAAGGTGGAGATTTATATACTTATGATATAATAAAAAACAAACTATCAATAGTTTATAAGTGTGATGATAGAGAAGAAGTTGTGAATTTTGAAGTAAATAAAGATGAGATTAATTTGACTATTGTAAAGTTTAATAAAGAATTAGAACCAGATAAATATATATTAAAAGTTATTAAATTATAA